TTGACACTTTTACTGCTTACAAAAATTACATTGGCAGCAAACCTTGGGTTGCATCTAATTATCTTCGTGACCCATCCCGAAAACCACATTGGATCGAATGACTAACCCTGCTTTAGAAATCATATTTTGGACAGTATTGTCTTTATATCTAATTTACAAATTGAGACTTATTAAAAAGTGAACAATGATTTTTTATGGGTTGAAAAATACAGACCCCAAACAATTGATGAATGCATTCTCCCTGAGGGTATTAAGAAAACCTTTAGAGAATTTCTAAATAAAGGCGAAGTGCCAAACCTGCTTCTCTCTGGTCCTGCTGGATGTGGAAAGACTACAGTTGCTAAGGCACTGTGCAAGCAATTGGGAGTGGACTCTTATGTTATCAATGGATCGGATGAAGGAAGGTTTCTTGACACTGTTCGGAACAACGCAAAGAACTTCGCATCTACCGTCTCTCTTACGAGTGACTCGAAACATAAAGTCATCATCATCGATGAGGCAGACAACACCACCCCCGATGTACAACTCCTCCTCAGAGCGAGTATTGAAGAGTTCCAAAAAAACTGTAGATTCATTTTCACTTGCAACTACAAAAATAAAATCATTGAACCACTGCATTCGAGATGTGCTGTGGTTGAGTTTGGTATTAAGGGTAGAGATAAACAAGAAGTTGCAGTAGGATTCTTTAATAGACTTGTAGAGATTTTAGATAAAGAGAATATAGAAGTAGATAAGAAAGTTTTAGCAGAACTTATTAACAAGCATTTTCCTGATTGGAGAAGGGTTCTTAATGAGTTGCAAAGATATAGTGTTGGTGGCAAGATTGATAGTGCAATCCTAGCAGAGTTTTCCGATGTCAAAATTGAAGACCTTATTAAGACGCTTAAGAAGAAAGATTTCCCTGCGGTTAGGAAATGGGTGGTATCGAATATGGATAATGATCCTGCTGTTCTGCTTCGTCGCCTTTATGATGCTCTTTATTCAAGCTTGGATGGTCCTAGCATTGCTGCATCTGTTCTTATAATTGCTAAGTATCAATATCAAATAGCATTTGTTGCTGATCAAGAGATAAATCTTCTAGCAGCATTAACAGAAATCATGGTGGAGTGTGAGTTCAAATGAAAGCATTAAAAACACCTCTTAGATATCCTGGTGGAAAGTCTCGTGCTTGTACAAAAATTTCTACTAGTTTTCCTGACTTCAAACAATACAAAGAGTATCGTGAACCATTCTTAGGTGGTGGTTCCGTAGCATTGTTTGTTAGTAAGTTAAATCCTCACCTAGATATTTGGGTAAACGATTTATACAAACCGTTAACAAATTTCTGGCAACAGTTGCAACATTCTGGTCAAGAACTACAGGATGAAGTTAAGTCTTTGAAAGATAAACATCCTGACCCTGACTCTGCTAGAGAACTATTCAAGCAATCTAAGGAGGAAATTAACGATGAAACAAAATCCGATTTCTATCGTGCCGTTATTTTTTATGTTCTTAATAAGTGTTCCTTTAGTGGTCTTACAGAGGGTTCATCCTTCTCTCCCCAAGCTTCCAACTCAAACTTCTCCTACCGTGGAATTGAAAAGTTAGCAGAATATTCTAAGTTGATAGAGAACTGGAAGATTACACAACTTGACTACAGAGAACTCTATAGTAATTCTAGAAATGTATTCATGTACCTAGATCCTCCTTACGAGATTAGTGATAATCTATATGGAAAGAAGGGTTCTATGCACAAGTTTTTTGATCATCAAGATTTTGCACAGACATGTGATCAATATGCTGCTAGACAATTAGTTTCTTATAATAGTAGTCAACTTATTAAGGATAGATTTAAAGAGTGGAATGTTTCTGAATTTGATCATACATATACTATGAGATCGGTTGGGCATTACATGAGCGATCAACAGGATCGTAAAGAACTTTTAGTTTTTAATTATGAAAATACTCGGTCTGCATAGTTCTGTTACTTGGGAAGGTAATAATGTTAATGAGTTCTCTAGGATCCATGATTCTGGAGCAACTTTTTTTGACAACGGTAAACACATTTCTAGTATTGATGAGGCAAGATTAAGTAGAATAAAATATGATGGTACATGGCCATATAGATCAATTGATTATGTATTAGGAGATGTTCCTAAAGAAGATATTGATATTGTAGTGTATGTTCCTAGTGCAGTTCATCTATGCAATAAACATACTGCTGATGCATCAGTTGCTAGATTTATTAAAGATCAATTTCCAAATGCAAAGTTGTGGTATGTTAGTCACCACATGTGTCATGCTGCATCTTCTGTTTATACCTCACCATTTAACTCTGGAAGTTATTTGACATTAGATGGTATGGGTGCTGCTCAATGGGATTTTGCAGCAGGAATGACTAAGGGATATGAAAATAATAGTATAGGATATTTTGATAAAGATAAAAGAATATTCACAAACCAAACTATGAAGTCTGGATCAGGTGAAAATTCTTTTGGTGATTATTATATGAACATGGCAGTCATGACATATAACATGGCAAAGGCAATTAAAGAAGAAGGTGATAGGTATCATTATAAAAATAAACAAGACTATGAGGATGTAGTAACCTTTAGTGCAGAGGGTAAGGTTATGGGACTATCTGCATATGGTAAACCATGTGATAGAAATCCACCATACACATTCTCTGAAGAGTTTCCATTAAAGACAATGGAGATTGACAAGTATGATTATGGTCCTTCATGGATTAACTTCCACAAATATAATGAAGTATTTGATCACCTAAAAGGTTTATCTAAGGAGGATATTGCTTACTATATTCAATATCATTATGAAGAAGCTATTGTTAAATGGATATCTCAACTAAGAAAAGAAAATTATCTTACAGAGGATGTTTGTTTTGCTGGTGGATGTTTCTTAAATGTTTGTGCTAACTCATTACTCAAGCAATGGTTTAATCGTATTTGGATACCTCCATTCACAAATGATTCGGGAGTTCACTTTGGTGCAGCAATATATGCAACATATAAAACTCATGAGACTATAGAACTACCACATAATATAGCATTACTAGGTAAAAGTTATGATGATTTTATGCCAAGAGCAGGAATGATTCACTATGATGACTTTGGTGAACTGTGTGATGTAGTTGCTGCAGCAATCAATCAAAATAAAATAGTGGGATGGTTTCAAGGAAGATCAGAACATGGTCCTCGTGCTCTTGGATCTAGATCTATTTTAATGAGTCCCAGTAGAGCAGAGAATAAAGATATTATTAATCAGAGGGTTAAGCACAGAGAGTATTGGAGACCTTTTGCTGGTGTAGTACTAGAAGATCGTGTTGGAGATTACTTCTTAGAGGCATATGATACTCCTTATATGCTGTTCTCTCAACATTCTACAACTGATAGAATTCCTGCCATTACTCATGAGGATAAAACTTGTAGGATACAAACTGTTAATGATGAACTGAATCCTAAACTGTGTCAACTACTTCGTAAGTTTGATGATCCTGTTTTACTTAACACATCCTTCAATGATAATGGAGAACCTATCATAGAAACACCAGATGATGCTATAATAGCATTTGAGAAAATGGATTTGGATCTACTTGTTATAGGAGATTATTTACTATGGAACTAAAGGACTGGTTAAATTCTATAAATTTTACTAAGGAAACTCCTGAGGATCCTGATGATATAAAGAAGTACCCACCATTTATTGTCAATAAATGTTTGTCGGGAATGTTGGACTCTATTCTGTTCGCTAATGAGATGAATAAAAATCCTCACCTAGATAAACAATTGCAGTATGATTTCTTAAGAAATTCTCTTAGAAAGAAGAAGAGATTCGCACCGTGGTTGAGGACTGAAAAGATTGAGGATCTGATGGCAGTCAAAAAATACTATCAGTATAGTACAGAGAAAGCAGAACAGGCATTGAGAATTCTTACTAGAGATCAAGTTAACTATATTAAAAAGAAACTTGATACTGGGGGAATGGTATGAGAATATTAAGTATTGATCTAGATTATATTTCTGGTCCTGCTATCAATCATAATGATGATAGACTTAGAGAATTGCAATCACAAGATGATGCTGATGGAACAGATATGTGGCCAGTACCCCACTGGTCAGAGTTGTTTGATAAGTATCCCAATGAATTTTCTCATGAGATAAGTATTGAAAATTATCAGTACTGTTTACGAGCATTCCTTAGAGCATTAAAAAATTGCAGTGATGTTCATTTTGGATATGATCATGACAATATACTATATGGTTTAGAAGGTCATAAAGATATAGAAATTGTAAATATAGATCACCATGATGATATTTTCTCAGGAAACTGGGGTCATCCTGAGCAAGAAATAAATGCTCTTAAAACATTTGATAGAGTCATGGAAGGTAACTGGGGTATGTGGTTACAGATTAAAGGTAGGTTAAAATCTTTTACTTGGATAGGTAATGCAGATAGTCATAACTTAGTTCATGTTCCTTTTGCAGAACAATACATTAACAATTTTAGATTCTGTACTAGAGAACAATATGACTTTGCTTCTGACTGTAAGTTCGATCAAATATTTGTATGTTTATCTCCAACATATATTCCTCCATTGCACTGGCATATGATAGGTACATTCATGACAGTCTATGAAGAGATGACTGGTAGCAAAGTAGATCTTAATAAATTCAATAGAAAATATGAGATGGAAAAATACTATACACAAGTTACAGAGTACATTACTAAGGGAAAAAACGCAATTACTAAATAGAAAATATGATCTATATTAATAGAAGACGATGAGTGTTGTGACTGAAACTACAGTGGACTGGTCTGCCGATCAAATGGTAGAGGTCTCTCTCGGAGAACCCGACGATTTTTTAAAGGTAAGGGAAACACTAACGAGAATAGGTGTTGCTTCCCGTAAAGAAAAAAAATTATATCAATCCTGCCACATCCTACATAAGCAAGGACGGTATTTTATTGTCCACTTCAAAGAATTATTTGCCTTAGATGGAAAAAGAGCTAACCTTACTTCTAACGATGTGCAGCGTAGGAACCGTATTTCTCAGCTTCTTGCTGATTGGGGACTCATTAAGATACTCAATGTAGAACAAATACAGGACATTGCACCTTTGAATCAGATCAAAGTTCTATCTTATAAAGATAAGGGTGACTGGGTTTTAGAAACCAAGTATAATATAGGACGCAAAAAAACTGAGACGGAGGAGGAATCCTGAAGAAATTTATTTTTGATGTTGATGGGACTTTGACACCTGCAAGAAAACCTATTGAACTTGAATTCTTAGATTTCTTTTCTAAGTTTGTTCAAGTCAATGATGTTTACTTGGTTACTGGTAGTGACCGAGAGAAGACCCTAGAACAGGTCACACCGTACATATACAACCTTTGCACTAGAGTCTATAATTGCTCTGGTTCTGATGCGTATGAGGGGAGTGAGAATGTGTACAGGGATGACTGGGAGATGCCTAGTGATGTCCTGCGTCATCTTGAGAATGAATTACTGTTCAGTAAGTTTCCTGTTCGTAATGGGTTGCATATTGAAACTAGACCTGGTGGTGTTAACTTCAGTATCTTGGGTAGAAATAATCCATGCTTTGTGGAGAGAGAAGAATATACTAAATGGGATGATGCAACAGGCGAAAGGGTAGAGATTGCAAGACGACTTAAATTAAAATTTCCTGATCTAGAAGTTAACATAGGTGGTCAGACTGGTTTAGACTTGGGACCGAAGGGAAGTAATAAGAGTCAAATTCTAAGAGACTTTAGTGAAGATGATCAACTATATTTCTTTGGTGATATGATGGAAGAGGGTCAAAATGACTATCCTTTAGCAAAAGCAGTACAAGAATGGGGCGGTTATTCACACTCTGTTGATGACTGGAAAGATACTATAATACAAATAAATAAACTTGAATTGCCGTAAGGGATTCAATCACACACTCGCTTTTAAAGGAGCACCATGAACGCATTACAAAGGTATCATGCTGGCAATCTTCCAGAACTAATAGAGAAGATTAACCGTAACAGCATCGGATTAGATGATTACTTCGATAGATTTTTTAACGAATCTACAACAAACTATCCACCTTACAATCTCATTCAATTAAACAATACTGAATCTAGACTAGAGATTGCTCTAGCAGGATTTAAAAAAGATGAGGTTAAGGTCTATACAGAATATGGTAAACTTGTTGTAGAAGGTAAAAAGGAAGAGAAAGAAGAAACAAACTACACACATAGAGGACTTGCACAAAGATCCTTTGAGAGATCATGGACTATCGCTGACGATACTATCGTCAAAGAAGTTAACTTTGAGGATGGACTGCTATCTGTCAACCTTGGCAAGGTTGTTCCAGAACATCACCAGCGTACAGACTGGATCTAAATAAAGTATATCGTCGTCGCAGACCGAGGGGGAACTGGCAAAATCCAGTTGCAACCCCTCTTTTTTATGCTATAATTTTACTTTAAAAGGTTTGGTATGAAAAGAATTATTGCTCTCGCTGCAGGACTCATGATGATGAGTAATCCTGCAGTGGCAGATCCTATTGGTGAGGATGATTATTTTACAAATCATTCTATGGGATGTATGCTATTGCAGGAATGTACTGATGATGTTAAAGAGGTAACCACTCTGCTAGATGTTGCATCCTCGTATCCTGATCCCAATAGGTTTACTTTCGCTTCTAGTGAATTCAACCAAATGCTTGTGGCATTGAATACTGTTGGTGTTAAAGTATATCTTGCTGATCAAAAGTATTTCCCTGTGGGGCATCGTGGTGTCTATCATACTGTGAGCAATAACTTCTATCTTAACAAAGCACACATGGGTCGTCCTAGTACACTCATGAGTGTCATGCGACATGAAGGATGGCATGCTGCACAAGATTGTATGGCAGGGACAATTGATAATAGTTTGATTGCTATCATCCATAATGAGGATGATGTTCCTATGATCTGGCAAGAGATTGCTAGTGATACCTATAAGAATCAACCTAGTGCAATTCCTTGGGAGAAGGAAGCATTTTGGGCAGGTAAGACTGAAGGTATGACAATGAATGCTCTTCAGGCATGTGCTAGGGGTTCTATGTGGCTAGACTACACACCTACTCCTAAGACAGCAGAATGGTTGATTGAAAATGGGTGGATGGAGGATTGACACATCTCTTAATTATGCTATAATATATTTGTTGGTTCGACGGAACTGACACGGGAGTGACTGAATAAACTTACTGGCATAACGCTGGTTAAGGTGATGAGACACAGGTGGTGCTGCACCGAAAGGTGAATCGACTTACCAGTCGGGTCTCAGGCAAGAAGGTTTTTACTCTGTAGTAATGCCCCTTCTTTGTTGGTACACAGGAACCCAACCTCCCACCCCAAAATTCTTTTATAATGAAATGTCAATTAAAATTGCTGTGTTAAACGATGGGACACAGATCCTTGCTGACATCAAAGAAGTAACTGATGGTGATGTTCGTCAGTACTTAGTTATCAGACCTTTTGAAATTATTTACACCACAGAGTTAAAACTCCAAGAGGAAAATAATGCAGCAGGTGGTGAGGTCAAAAAGATTGGTCTTAGAACTTGGTTAGAGATATCTGAGGACGATACATACATTTTAAACCCTGCTACAGTGTCTGTTGTATGTGAACCTATGGGTGATCTTAGAAAAATGTACGAAGATTTAACTAACGGAAGGAGAGACTAATGGAACCATCTTTACTTGAAATTCTCACATACTATGTGATTGGAGGAGCACTACTTGTCGGTGCACCAGGCGTATTTTTCTTCATTGCCTTTATGCCAGCGTTGCAGAATACTAAAGGACGAATGGTTGGTTATGGTGACCATAAAGAATATGGTAACATTTCATCTTATGAAAACTCACCAACAGATCAAACCAAATTTTATCTTACACTAGGAGAAGACTAATGGTTAAAATTCTTGTTTTAAAGTATGATAAAAAAGTATTGATCTCAAAGATTAGAGAGGTCGGTGCTGAAATTGGTGAACCAGATTGTGAACTAACAGATCCTGTTGAGTTTACTGGTGAAGGTGACTGGAAAGATAGGTTGCACAGGTGGCCAGGTCAGAATATAACAACAGATAATAAGTGTATGATCTCATCAGATGCTATACTTACATTGTTAGACCCTGCAAAAGAATTGCTACAGGCATACCAAAAGGTTATTGAATGAAGTTCTATACTAATGTGGTCATGATCGGGGATCATTTCCTCGTTCGTGGTTATGACAAAGGAGAGTATTTCCAGTTCCGTGAGAAATACTCTCCTACTTTGTTTGTACCTGCAAAGAAAAAAACAAAGTACCAAACCCTACAGGGTGACTATGTTGAGAAGTTCAAAGCTGGTACTGTAAGAGAGTCACGAGACTTTGTAAAGAGATACGAGTTTGTAGAAAACTTTGATGTCTATGGTCAAGATAGGTTCATCTATCAATACATTTCTGATAGTTATCCTGAGGATGAGATCAAGTTTGACATCAGCAAAATCCGTTTATATACAATTGATATTGAAACTAGATCAGAGAATGGATTCCCTGATGTAGAATCTGCTGACCAAGAGATTCTACTAATATCAATGCAGAATTATAATACAAAAGATATTACTACATGGGGTGTAGGTCCATTCAAGATCAAGAAAGATAATGTTGTTTATAGGCAGTTCAATAATGAATATGATCTACTGAATGATTTTATTAATTGGTGGATGACCGACACTCCAGACATTGTGACTGGATGGAACATTCAACTGTTTGATATTCCATACCTTACCAAAAGACTTCAGAGGATTGTTGGTGAGAAGTTAACTCGTAGGTTATCACCTTGGGGTTTGGTATCACAAAGAGAAATCTATATCAAAGGTCGTAAGTATAACACCTATGATATTGGTGGTATGACACAGTTGGACTATCTTGATCTCTATAAGAAGTTTACTTATAAAGCACAGGAGTCTTATAGGTTAGATTATATCGCACAGGTAGAACTAGGGCAGAAGAAACTTGATCACTCAGAGTTTGATACCTTCAAGGACTTTTATACTAATGGTTGGCAAAAGTTTGTAGAGTATAATATAATTGATGTGGAACTTGTTGACCGTCTTGAGGATAAGATGGGACTGATTCAGTTAGCATTGACTATGGCATACGATGCTAAAGTTAATTACTCTGATGTGTTCTATCAAGTCCGAATGTGGGACAACATTATATACAATTATCTTAAGAAGCGGAACATTGTCATCCCCCCGAAGGAGAGATCCGACAAGGATGAAAAGTACGCTGGAGCTTATGTCAAGGAACCGATTCCAGGAAAGTATGATTGGGTGGTCAGTTTTGACCTTAACAGTCTGTACCCTCATCTTATTATGCAGTACAACATCTCGCCCGAAACACTCAGGGAGGCTAGATGTCCCAACTCAAGCGTTGAAAGGTTTCTAAATCAAGAGACTGAGATCAGCAACGAGTATGCAACATGTGCTAACGGGGCACAGTACCGTAAAGACATTCGTGGGTTCCTACCTGAACTCATGGAGAAGATGTACAACGAGCGTGTTATCTTTAAGAAGAGGATGATCGATGCCAAGAAGAAATATGAGAAGACACCTACGGTTGATCTTGAGAAAGAGATTGCACGGTGCAACAATATCCAGATGGCTAAGAAGATCTCACTCAACTCTGCTTATGGTGCTATCGGTAATCAGTATTTTAGGTACTATAAACTGGCCAATGCGGAGGCGATTACGCTTTCTGGTCAAGTCTCTATCCGTTGGATTGAGAATAAGATGAATAATTATTTAAACAAAGTTCTCAAAACCGAGGGTATTGATTATGTTATTGCTAGTGATACTGATAGTATCTACCTCAACCTTGGTCCTTTGGTGGATATTATCTTTAAGGATAAGGAAAGAGATCCTGAAAAGATTGTCTCGTTTCTTGATACGATTTGTGAGGACAAGTTTGAACCCTTCATTGATGAGTCCTACAAAGAATTAGCAGATTATGTTAATGCCTATGATCAAAAGATGTTCATGAAGAGAGAGAACATCGCAGAGAGGGGTATATGGACTGCTAAGAAGAGATACATCCTTAATGTATGGAATAGTGAGGGAGTGCAGTACAACGAACCTAAGTTGAAGATGATGGGCATTGAGGCAGTCAAGTCATCTACTCCTGCACCATGCAGAGCAATGATTAAGGATGCTTTAAAACTTATGATGAATGGTACAGAGGATGAAGTTATTGATTTTATTGCCGACAGTCGTAAGAAATTCAGGAATCTCCCACCTGAGGAGATTGCATTCCCCAGATCAGTTTCTGATGTCACTAAATATAAATCGGCAAGCATGATTTATAGTAAAGGTACACCGATACATGTTCGGGGTGCGTTGCTGTTTAATCACTATATCAAGGAGAATAAGTTGACGAATAAGTATTCGTTGATTAGTAATGGTGAGAAGATAAAATTCTGCTACCTCAAAAAACCAAACAAGATACATGAAAATGTTATCTCGTTTATTCAAGACTTCCCCAAAGAGTTAGGGATCGATCAGTATATCGACCATGACCTACAGTTCGACAAGAGTTTCCTTGAACCTCTTAGATCTATATTGGACTCTATTGGATGGAAGGTTGAAAAAATTGCAACACTAGAATCTTTCTTTACCTAAATGGAACTACCTATTAACGACAACGAACTGGATACAATCATCAGGGCACTCACCTTAGGTGGTGATACTGCTCTTTACCAAAGACTTAAAATGGTAAAGGAGGCCAGACAAGATTCTGGCAAACAATTTCTTAGAGAGGTAGTATGAACTTTTTATTTGCAGCATGTCCACCAGTGTATACATTACCTGGTACTTGGACAAAATGTAAGACACCACTTATTCAGCACTTGAACTTAGCACCTGGTCCTGCCTTTGCAGTCTTCTTGGGGTTGCTTGCTATAGCATTAGTGTGCTATGGTATATACATGTCATTTGGTTCAGGAAATGAAGGACTCACAGATCAAATTGACGAGCATGCTAAACTGCATGAAATAGGAATGGCTCACGGGCATTCCCCTAAAACAAAACATGACTAACTATGGATTTTTTGAAAGACATTGTGGAGGAGATTGGTGATGAATACACCAAACTTGCATCCGATATTGAAGACAATGAAAACTATGTGGACACGGGTTCGTACATTTTTAACGGACTCGTTTCAGGTAGTATATTTGGTGGTGTATCTAGTAATAAGATTACTGCAATTGCTGGCGAGTCATCTACTGGAAAAACTTTCTTTTCCCTCGCAGTGGTCAAGAACTTTCTGGACAATAACCCTGACGCTTATGTTCTGTATTTCGATACTGAGGCTGCCGTTAATAAGGCATTACTTGTTTCTAGGGGAATTGATCTGGAAAGATTCGTTGTTGTAAATGTTGTAACTATACAGCAGTTTAGAAGCAAAGCACTTAAGGCAGTTGATATATATCTTAAGACCAAGATAGAGGATCGCAAACCCTGTATGTTTGTGTTAGACTCACTTGGTATGCTGTCTACTGAAAAAGAAATTAATGATGCATTAGAGGACAAACAAGTCCGTGACATGACCAAATCACAATTGGTTAAGGGTGC